TTAACTGGTGATGGCATTATTACTGTGGCAAATGCGCCTAAGTATCTAAGAGCCAATTGCACAGTTTATGTAACTGGAACAATCACTGCAAAGATCATGTACTGATATGAAAAAGACCAAAGCAGAAGCAAAAATCTCTAAGGTCTACAAGGAGTTTAAGGCGGGAACGCTTCACTCTGGCAAAGGTGGCCCTGTGGTCAAGAAACCTAAACAAGCCATTGCTATTGCTTTATCCGAAGCAGGTATGTCAAGGAAGAAGAAATGACCTTAAAAGCGCATCAAAACCCCAAAGGGGGCTTGAACGCTAAAGGCAGAGCATCGTATAATGCAGAAACGGGTGGCAATTTAAAACCACCAGTCAAGTCGGGAGATAACCCTCGTAGGGCATCCTTTTTAGCACGAATGGGCAATATGCCTGGCGCTGAGATGAAAGATGGAAAGCCTACCCGACTTTTACTTTCTCTTAGAGCTTGGGGCGCAACGTCCAAGGAAGACGCTAAAGCTAAGGCTAAAGCGATCTCTAAGAGGAATATGAAGTGAGACCAGTATCTGTCGGACTTAACCCAACAGCGAATACGCTGACAACTGTTTATACAGTTCCTACGGGTTATTACGCCAAGTTTACTGTGATGTACATTCACAATACTGGTGGTTCGACTAAGCACATTACTGTTCAATGGTATGACGCAAGTGCTGCCACAACCTTGGATATTCTTACTAATTACGACTTTACATCTAAGCAATACCTTCAGTTTGATGGCAATGCTTATATCGTTTTAGAAGAAGGCGATAGAATTCAAATTACTACTCAAAGTGCAAGTACATTCAGTTTTATTGCCACATTTGAAGTATCAGGAGCGCAACGAACATGACCTACTTAGAACTTGTTAACGATGTGTTAGTGCGCTTGCGTGAAAGCACAGTATCTACTGTTGGCGAAACAGCCTATTCTTCTTTGATTGGCAAGTTTGTTAATGATGCCAAGCGTCAGATTGAAGATAGTTATTCATGGAATGTCTTAGGACAAACAATTACAGTTACAACTACTGCTGCCACAAGCTCTTATACTTTGACAGGTGCGGGTCAGAAGTTTCGTGTTAATGACGCTATTAACACTACCAGTGTTATAACATTAGATAACACAACTGTTGCGGATATGAACCGCAAGCTCAACTTTGGTACACCTTCACAGTCTATTCCTAGCGAGTTTTGCTTTAACGGGGTAGATGGTAGTGGCGATACAAAGGTTGATCTGTTTCCTGTTCCTGATGGCGTGTATACATTGTTGTTTGACCTAACCATCCCACAGGCGAATCTGTCTGCTGATGGCACTTCAGTCAAGGTTTTGGACTATTTGGTGGCTCAGAGTGCCTATGCTCGTGCTTTAATTGAGCGTGGTGAAGATGGTGGGACTGCCTCTTCTGAAGCGTACGCTTTGTTTAAAGGAATGCTCTCTGACGCTATTGCATTGGAAAGCACTCGTTATCCTGAAGATAATTTTGTGGCGGTCTAATGTCTAAGCCTCTACAAAGTTACAGCCTTTCAGCACCAGGCTTCTATGGCCTAAATACTGAAGATTCTCCCCTTGATTTAGGGGCTGGTTTTGCTTTGGTTGCCACAAACTGCATCTTGGATCAGTATGGTCGTATTGGTGCTAGAAAAGGCTATACAAAGGTTAACTCTTCTTCTGGTAATCTAGGTGCTAACGATGTTGGTGTTATCCATGAATTAGTGCAAAACGATGGCAGTTTGACTGTTTTGTTTGCTGGTAACAATAAGTTATTTAAACTTGGTACTGCTAATGCGGTGACTGAGTTAACCTATGGTGGTGGTGGCACTGCCCCAACTATCACGGAAAGTAACTGGCAATGTGCATCTTTAAATGGCATTGCATACTTCTTTCAAACAGGTCACGACCCTCTTATTTTTGATCCCGCTGTTAGCACAACCACATTTAGAAGAGTCTCTGAAAAGTCAGGATATGTGGGAACAGTTCCACAAGCAAACATTGCTATCTCAGCGTTTGGTCGTTTGTGGGTGGCTAATACTTCTTCCGATAAAGTGACAGTCACCTTCTCTGATCTGATTGCGGGTCATGTATGGGGTGGTGGTACTTCAGGCTCATTAGATGTTTCACGTGTATGGCCTAATGGTGCTGATGAAGTGATGGGCTTGGCAGCTCACAATGACTTCTTGTTTATCTTTGGTAAACGACAGATTCTTGTCTATTCTGGTGCTTCTACACCCGCATCCTTAGTTTTAAGCGACACAGTAGGCTCAATTGGATGTATTGCAAGAGATACCATTCAAAGCATTGGTTCTGATGTTGTTTTCTTGTCAGACTCGGGTGTTCGTTCTTTAATGAGAACAATTCAAGAGAAGTCTGCTCCTTTGCGAGACTTGTCTAAGAATGTTCGTTTTGACCTAAATTCATCTTTAATTGGTGAATCTTTGGCTAATCTAAAATCTGTGTACTCAGAAAAAGAGGCGTTTTACTTACTTGTTTTACCTGCGGCCTCTGTAGTCTATTGTTTTGACACTAAACAATCATTACAAGATGGTGCTTCAAGGGTTACTAAATGGGATTCTATTGCTCCAAAATCTTTAAAATCACTTCGTAATGGTGACTTGTATATAGGGATAAATGGCTTTATTGGCAAGTATGGTGGGTACATTGATGACACATCAACTTATCAATTTGTGTACTACACCAACAATGCTGACCTTGGAAATCCAAATCAAATCTCTATTCTAAAAAGCATTTCAGCAATTGTGATTGGTGGCTCAAACCAGTTCTTAACTATTAAGTGGGGCTTTGATTATTCAGGTGCTTACCAAGCACAAAATGTTTTTATTCCTACTCAAACAAGTTCTGAATATGGAACTGCTGAATATGGGATTGGTCAATACAACGCTGGTATTGCTATTCAGACACTAAAAGCAAATGCTTCAGGTGCGGGAAAAATTGTTCAAACTGGTTATGAAGCAACAATAAATTCTCTATCCTTTTCACTGCAAAAGATTGAAATTCAAGCCAAAGATGGCAAAATAGCCTAAGAGGTAAACCATGTCGAATTATACAAAAACCACTAACTTTGCAACCAAAGATAATCTTTCACCAGGCAATCCTCTTAAGATTGTAAAGGGTGCGGAGATTGACGTTGAGTACAACAATATTGCTACTGCTGTTGCAACTAAGACAGATAACTCTGCTGCAGCAATAACGGGTGGCACTATTACAGGTATTACTGATTTAGCGGTAGCTGATGGCGGTACGGGTGCTTCTACGGCTACTGCTGCTCTGAACAACCTTTTGCCTACCCAAACAGGTAACGCAAACAAGTATCTACAAACTGATGGCACTAACGCCACATGGGATGCAGTAAGCCTTTCCACTTCTGATATTACTGGCACTTTGCCTGTTGCAAATGGTGGTACTGGTGTTACAACAAGCACAGGAACAACGAATGTAGTGTTGTCAAACTCGCCAACACTTGTAACTCCTGCCCTTGGTACTCCAAGTGCATTGGTTGGAACAAACATTACAGGAACTGCCGCTGGCTTGACTGCTGGCAATGTAATAACAAATGCAAATCTGACAGGTGCTGTTACTTCTGTAGGTAATGCAACGTCATTAGGTTCATTTAGTTCAGCAGACCTTTTGGGTGCTTTAACTGATGAAACAGGAACAGGCTCAGCAGTATTTGCTACTTCGCCTACTTTGGTCACTCCTATCTTGGGAACACCAACAAGTGCCACACTGACAAATGCTACAGGACTTCCTATTGCTACTGGTGTATCAGGGCTAGGTACAGGCGTTGCAACGGCTCTAGCGGTTAATGTAGGCTCTTCTGGCGCACCTTTGGTAAATGGTGGTGTTCTTGGAACTCCATCTAGCGGTACTGCTACAAACCTAACTGGCTTGCCTTTGTCAACTGGTGTAACAGGAACACTTCCTGTCGCCAATGGTGGTACAGGTCAGACAAGCTATACAGATGGTCAACTGTTGATTGGTAACTCTACTGGTAACACGTTAACCAAAGCGACTCTAACTGCTGGCACAAATGTGACGATTACTAATGCCGCAGGTGCAATTACGATTGCTGCTACAGGTGGCGGTGGTACGGGCGATGTTGTTGGCCCTGCTTCCGCTACTGACAATGCCTTTGCTCGTTTTGATACAACAACTGGTAAGTTAATTCAGAACTCTACTGGCGCAACATTGAGTGATACGGGTGCGGCTGTATTTACAGGGGCATTAGATGTTCTCGGAAACTCAACGGCTGGCTCTAATCTGAAGTTATACGAAGACACAGACAACGGCACAAACTATGTATCGTTTAAAGCACCAGATACGATTGCCGCCAATGTAACTTGGACACTACCAAGTGCTGATGGAACAAGCGCACAAGTCTTGCAAACCAATGGCTCTGGTGTTTTATCGTTTGCAACAGTAAGTGGTGGAGGCACTCCAGGCGGCTCTACAACTCAAGTTCAATATAACAATGCGGGTGCATTTGGTGGCATAACAGGTGCTACAACCAATGGCACAGCGTTAACTCTTGTTGCTCCTGTTCTTGGAACTCCTGCAAGTGCTACTTTAACAAATGCAACTGGGTTGCCAATATCAACTGGCGTTTCTGGACTTGGAACTGGTATTGCAACAGCTTTAGCAGTAAATACGGGATCGGCTGGAGCACCTGTTTTATTTAATGGAGCATTAGGTACGCCCACAAGCGGTACTGTAACTAATCTGACAGGTACAGCCTCTATTAACATCAATGGAACTGTTGGTGCTACTACACCTTCTACAGTTGTTGCAACTACAGTTAAAGCTAGTACAACTATGGGAGTTGGTGGTGCTACGCCATCTGCAAGTGGTTCGGGTATTTCTTTCCCTGCTACTCAATCAGCATCTACAGACGCTAATACGCTAGATGACTATGAAGAAGGTACTTGGACACCTACTGTTGGTGGTACAGCAACACACAGCACCCAAACAGGTTCTTATACGAAAATTGGCCGTCAGGTAACTGTTAAGTTTGAGATTACTATCACCACATTAGGCACAGGTTCTACCACCACAATTTCTGGTCTTCCTTTTTCAGTTTCAGGCGCATCAGGTGAAACCTATGGTGCAACAGGATATTTTTCCAGTTTAGCAATTAACGTGATTGCTTTAACTTGTTATGCGGCAAATGGTACAAATAGTGTTTTCTTTAATAGTATGGCTTCGGCTGGTACAACAGCAAATTTGAATGCTGCTATTTTTGGAAATTCAGCAAGGGTTTCAGGCTCATTAACATATTTTACTTCATAACAAATTTAAATTAACTTGATTGGATTATCAAGTCGGACACTTAACTTAAAAGGAAATCAAAATGTCAATTACCAAAACCACAACTGTTGACCAAATTACAGTTCAAGAGAACGGCTCAGTCCTTTATCGTGAGGCTACTCGCATCATGGAGGATGGGGTAGAACTTACTAAGACTTACCATCGTTCAAGCCTCACACCCGCACAAGACCTGACAGGTGTTCCCGCTAATGTTGTTGCAATCTGCAATACAGTTTGGACTGCTGAAGTAGTAGCGGCTTATCAAGCAGCACAGGCTGCTCGTATTGCTGGCGCATAAAGGAAAATATCATGGCCGTTACAAATCAACAAGTTCTGGACTTTCTATTAGCTACACCAGGCATGAGCGATGCTCAGATTTTTGCGGCTATGAAAACATTTGGAGTTCCTCCATCTCAAATGTCGGCTGTGAGTGGAGTTCCTGTTAACGACATCATTGCTAAGATTGCCCCACTTCTTCCTCAGAATGAGGCAGTTTTGCTTGGTGATACATGGATTCAGGGAAATTATCAAATTTATGGTAGTGGAGAAGACCAACAAATCGGCCCACTTGAGGGCATCAGTGTTTATAAGACCACTGGCGGCATAAACGATAAGATTACTGAAGGTACAGACGTTCAGAACTATTCTCCTACTGGTGAGTTTATTCAAACCACCAAAATGGGAAAAGACCTTTCATTCTTTGGCGGCATATTAGAAGCTCTAAAAGACCCCGTAGTTTTGGCTGCTTTAGCGGCTACAACTGCAGGTGCTAGTGGATTACTTAGCGGTACAGGAACAGCGGCTACTGTTGGTTCTACTGGATTAACTGCAGCTGAACTTGCTCAATTTGATTTGGCTTTAGGTGGTGCGGGTGGTACTACAGGTGCAACTACTCTTGCTGGTGGCTTGACTACTGGTGCAACAATTCCTACTTTAACTAATCTAACTGGTGGCAGTGGTTTATTAACTGGTGAAGCAGCTGGGATTACGGCTCAATCTGTTGCAGATAAGTTGGCGGCCGATGCTGCGGCTCAGGCTGCTGCCGATGCTGCGGCTAATGCTGCGGCTCAGGCTGCGGCTGAAGCGGCTGC